GCTGTATCTACTGCAGATCGTAGATGTACCAGCGCATTACGCAAGGTGCAGAATGGTTTAGGTGGTGACAACCCTTGGCAATGAAAGAGGTTGAGCTATTCTTATTCTTGTTAGATAACAAGTATCCAGATTTACAGAAGTCAGAAGGTATCTACGACTCCTTCGATTGCATCAGTCGTGACTCTGCCGCATACATAGAGTTGAAGTGTCGTCATACACACTATCCCACGCTACTGATTGAAGAGATGAAGTATCGAAAGCTGATTACCCAGGCAGCAGAGAGGGATCTAACTCCCTTCTATATCAACTCGACTCCAGAAGGGGTCTTTTCTTTTGACCTTATGGAAGTGGCTGAGCCTGAATGGTTTAGTCATTGGATGCCAGCGACTACTGAGTTCGCACGTTCTAACAAGGTCAGTAAGTTAGTAGGTTATCTACCTATCGAAGAGGCGGTAAAGCTCTGATGCAGTACGACTATCGTTGCCCCGATTGCAATAGTGAATTAACTATAGAGCGTAGTATCCACGAAGATCCACGTGAGCCTTCTTGTTTTGATTGTCATATACCAATGATCCGTAAGTGGGATACGCCTGCTATTACCTTCAAGGGTAAAGGCTTCTATAGTACTGGTGGATAGCAAAAGTCCCACCAGCGAACGGACTGATGGGACAATTACTACTGAAGGAAAGGGTTAAAAACCTTCAGTTGCTTCAACAATTCCTTGTATGATCCACTCTACCACAGGTACAGCAACAGCATTACCCATCTGCTTATACCTGGTTGAGTCTGACTGTCCAGCAGTCCAATCATCAGGGAAACCCTGCAATCTTTCGCACTCTACTGGAGTTAAGCGGCGCACGTTAGTTGGAGTAGCAATGCCCGATACATTGTTTCCACCTGTACCCATACGTGATGTAAGTGTATTCATTGTGTCTCCTTGAACTCTAGCTCCGTCGTGGTAGTGAGGATGAAAGACAATGACTGTCGTTCGCACATCACCATTATCAAATGCGTTAAGCGTTGGCATTACTCCTCCTTCAATCCAAGTCTCGTAGTCATCCACATTCTGTGCTCGTCTACTCTTGGTGAACCACAACATTATCTTCAGGCCTTTTGTATGTAGTAGCGGTAAGTGTTGTTACTCCTGGTGAGTATTTAGCGAAGCCTGTTTGACCAAAGCTGCTTGGAGCAATGCGGGTAGGGTCTTGCCTCGTTTGTTTGCCCTGCGTAAAATCCCTTCGCAAGCCTTCTGACTTAAAGAGTATTTCGGCAACGCTTGACTCAGGAGTACGTCTGCCAACGACGAAGACACGACGCCTGCGCTGGGGTACTCCGAAGTGTTGAGCATCAAGCACCCTCCACCCGAGAGAATACCCGAGGTCGGCCATCGTCCCGATGACGACTCCAAAATCTTTTCCTCCGTTACTGGATAGCAAACCAGGTACGTTTTCGATGATGAAGTATTCTGTTTGCGTTTCTTCCACAAGTCTTGCAATCTCCCAGAATAACCCGCTTCGTTCGCCAGCAAGACCAGCTCTTTTGCCAGCAACGCTGAGGTCTTGGCAGGGAAATCCTCCTGTAATAATTCCTGTGCTTGGTGTAAATCCTGCATTGATTAAGTCCTCTCCCCTTACTTCTGTAACATCTGTGAATTGGGTTGCATCAGGAAAGTGGTTAGCCAATACCTGGTTGCAGTTCTTGTCTATCTCAACACTGGCAACAACCTTTACTCCTTGTCGTTGCATAGCAAGGTCAAAGCCTCCGACACCTGCAAATAAACTAACTCCAGTCAGCATCAGTACCAGCCTTTAAGGTCTGAGTGGCGGAGACTGCTGCAGAAACTGCCTCGATAGCGATGTTCAACGTATCGTACACCTCGAAGGATTTGTAATTCAGGTTGGCTACTACGTTCTCCAAGGAGTTGAGCAATTCCGTAAGCTGTTGATCTTGGGTTGTCTGCGAGATGGTCAAGCCTGCTTTCACGGGTCCATAAGGTGATAGCACATTTGATTTGACTGTCGTTGTATCCAAGGGCGTTGAGGAAACTAATCGTAAGTGCCTTGTTCTCACGCTTTTCCTCCATTGTTGCTTTTGTTCTCGCCTTTATCTCTGGCGTATGCAAAATTGTCTGCACCTGTGGCTCGTGTGTGAACACCCACAATAGGAACAGTATTGCCGTCAATGCTAATCCAAGTTTTGCCTTGTTTCTCATCTTCAATCTTCTCCATTTCGAGCAGTTGCTTATAGGTGTCAGGGTATAGATGAGCAAGACGTACTAGAGCACGGTCTCTTGCCCTTCTGTAATTGCGATCACGGATAGCTTTACGAGCAGCCGTTTGTAGTCTTCTTTGGGTATCATCAGCCATTGAGTTTGTCCTCCCAAACAATCAGGACATAGGTTACCAGCATTATTACAATCACTCCTAATACAAAAGTCATAGTCTTGCCGCCTGAATAATCTCGGTGATGTCAATGATCTGTCCTACCAGGTGTGCATCTTCTTCATCAGAGTCCCACGCAGATACCAGCACACGCTTGGCAGTTGGTGAATGGTCAAGCCATTGCATACATTGACCAGCTATCTCCCCACCCCATTCAGGCTTGCCGTCCTCATCCACTACTTCGTAGAGCAAGAATAGATCAGACTTTGGTGGGTGCATACTGTCTCCCATAAACTTTGTACCGCTATCTAATAAGCGCAATACTCTGCCATCATTCATCACCCTGCTCCTCTGCTTCCTCTTTTGCTACATCATTGACTGTTTTATCAGGTGTATCCGAGGATAAGGTTATCTTTGACAGAGCTTCGCCTAAAGCTGTGCGCCAGTTACTCGCCTCACCACTAGCCAAAGCGACAGGTTCTCCTCCGCTAAAGTCAAAGAGTTCTACCTTGTTGCGCTTCTCCCCTATTTGTACGACTACTGTGAAAACGTGCGTTGTTTCATTGCTCATTTACTATTCCTATTCTGTGTAGTGTTTTGACCATACGTTCAATGTTCTTGATCGCCTCACCCGTCTCTCCTGCCTCCAGTTGGGTAAGTGCAACCTTGTTGAGCAATTGTACCTTAGCTAGTAAGTAATCTAACGGAGGCTCACCCATTCGTTGGGCAAGGCTTTCCCTTTCTGCACAACTAGGGCAGCAATAGCTCATCACTCTCCCCCTTTCGGACAGTCCTCGTATGGGTGTTCGTGTGGTTCTAAATCCTCACACATACAGAAACTAAAGTGCTCTATCTGTGTGGCGTGAGTTAGTTCTGCCAACTCTGACCAACTTAGATCTCTACTCATTACTCACCCTCTCCCTCTGTTGGTAGTACGCGACCCTTAAACTCTGAGCTGATGATCTTAAACTCATTGCCTAGATAGTAAGACCAATCCCACGCTTTAGGGTCGCCGTCGTATGTCTCTATCTCTAGGGTTACTAGGTACTTATCTTTCATCACTCACCCCAATACTTTAGAATTGTTTGCATAGTTAGGCAGACCTTACAATCACAGTCTCCCCCTATCATCTGCTCAATGAACTCAAGATGTGAGTAGTTGTCCTCGTAGATCTCGGCGACTAACTCTTGTATTGTGTGAGGCTTAAAAGTTGTATCCATTACTTAACCTCCTCCTCATCTAGTAGTTGTTTGACCTGATCGCAGATCTCCTCAGACCCACAGGTCTGCCAAAACTCTGCCTTTTCTGCCCGTCTAATAGCCCGTGACCATAGATCATCACTAATTGTGACACCCTCGTCGCTATCGAAAGAGGTTTCCGCGTACTCCTTGTCCCAATAAGCAACTAATAACTCATCATCAGGCTTGTAGCTTTTCAACTGTTCTAATAGTTCGCTAACTTTCATTTTACTTTCCCTCCCTTGTAATTTAATAAATAATTGTAAGTAGCACAAGCGCAATGATCTTGCAAATAATCCTGTGCCTTGTCATAAGCATCATTAACTAATAAAACACCAGACTTAGCCATAATTTCCTCTAAGTCTTGCAACTCACAACTAATCATTTTACTTTCCCTCCCCTTTTAGTTCGATCTTGAATTGAGCTTTAGCTTGCGCCAGGGTATAACCGTAGTAGGTTCGTATAAATAGATACTCACCATTTCCGTCTGAGACGAAATCTGAGAGCACATACGCCCCATTGTGTCTTACCTTTTCAATTGTCATTTCTCACCCTTTCCCTCTATTGCTAACCATTAGCAACAGACCACCACCCACCGCCCGAAACGGTGGGTGATAGTTCGCCTCTAAAGCTTTACGCATTCAGACATTGAACCCCAACACCACCCCAAAAACTCCGCTTGTGGGGAGTCAATGCCTACCCACCAGAGACAAGCAGAGACCAAAACCAGACCCCAAACCGCCAGAGCCGAGGCAATACCGAGAACAAACCACCCGCGACGGGTCACAAATTGCATTTAGTTCGCCACCTTTCGACCTAGTTCTAACAATCCCTCTATGAGTGCCACCGCTTTTTGATCGTGTCCGCCAATGTTGAACATCATTTCCTCATTGTCTGCGGGTGTGCCTTGTTCGTATCGTTTCCAATCGTAAACGGTGGCAACAGTTCCGCCGAGGCGTACGCCCCATTCAAGGAGAACTTTCCCGCCCTCGTAGGTCATTGGTTCACCCAAAACGGCGGTGATCTGTGCGCGGGTGGTAACCCGTGTGTACCCTTGCAGGCTTGTCCCTGCGGTTTCCTCTGTTCGCTTTAACATTTCTAACCCTTTCTGTATCTGATCTCATCAGGTAGCGCCAGACGCTACGACGCCCGAGGGCGTTTCGATCTGTTAGAACTGTCGCCCGTCGTAATCGTCTTTCAGGTAGAAAGTAAGGGCGAGGTATTCCTCGTCTGTGTCGGGGCGGTTGTAATCAAGGGAAAGGTTCGCCCAATCAAAAGAACAGTTTTCTGTTCCTCCGATCAGGATTTGAGTGTCATCGGGCAAACCCTCAAGGGCTTTTTTCATCTCGCCAACGGTAAAAGGCTTAATGGCGTCCAATTTGGCGAACATCTGGCGGAGTGCGTTTTCTGTCTGTGTGTCCATTAGTTGAGTTCCTTATCTAGTGTCACGATCTGCGCGGAGGTTGAATAGGTCTCGTCGTTCTGGTTCTCGTCTACGGGTTCGACAATCTGCAAATAAATCAGGTCTAGGAGTTGATTTAGTTGAGTTGGTGTTAGTTCTTGATCTGATGAAAATGAAATCTTGCCTGAGTAGTTAAACATTAGTTGCCCGCCTTAATCTCTGAATAGTTCGCGTAGTGCTTGAACATTTCGCTTTTATTAGTGCTTGTTTTTGCGGAGTAGAAATCAAAACCGAGACTCTTACCGATTGAATACAAACCCTCATTTTCTTTTTCTTTTGGTATGTAGCCGAGTTCGATTAGTTTGCGTTGTGCCTCATAAATAAATTGGTCGCCGTAGCCGTATTGAAAAGGCAAAATTGCAACCTGTCCGCCGTTGATCCAAATACGGGCGGAGAAATAAGAATTACCGTTTACCTTGTCGAACCACTCTCTGCACTCAATAAATAAAGAGCGAATTTCTTTTGTGCAATTTGGGCAACCGTTCGCATTCATTTCTGCAATCTTTTCTGCGTTTTCTGTGCGGTATCCGCACACCAAACAACCAGAGATTTTTGGAGCTTTTTGGTTCACTATCATTTTTTACCCTTTCGCGGATCGGGTCGGGTTGATCCACTAGGAAAACGATAGCAGAAAAAGACGGGTGAGCCTCCCCCATTTTCTAAGTTTCTTTTTCTTTCTTTTTGGTTGCGATCCATAAGTTACCAGGGCGAGGGTCTCGGTAACTTGTGAGGTTTCTGTGAGTCGCCCGAGCTGAAAGCAGAGAGGCGACGAGATCGGGGCGAGATCGGCGGGAGGATCGGCGACCAGATGAGGGCGCGAGGTGATCGCGTTGGGTCTGGTCGGTGGGTGGGTGGTCGTTAGAGCGGTTGTTAAATCTGTATCGGTTAGACCATTACGGGGGCGCGACCTCGCCAGAGGTAGAGCCATCCCTGACGGGATTCCTAACCGTACGGTACGGGCAGAACAGACGGCACAGACGGCAAAAACGGTGCAGTTACGAATAGGAGACCCCTAGGTGTTAAACTTTACTCTGGTGTATAGTATGTACCCACTACAGATATATTTCCTAAAGTGAACCAGGTCACCTATTAATGTCCTAGTTTGTACCGTATTTATAGTGACGTTAGTCACAATATGTAAATACTTTATACCATAGGCAGGAAATGGAGTTTTTTTCCTGCCTTATATACAGTAGGGGCGGTTGTTTAGATAGCCCCGTAACTGCTCGCTTCGGTTACCCTACGCGAGTCCCTAGGACGAGTACCAACTTACCCCTCGCTACGCTGTAGCTTGCTCGGGTGTTTAGCGTACGGTATGTCGTGCAGAGCACGACTTTTAGTTGGGTGTAGTCTACCTATAACCCAATGACCTAGAATGGAATCCAATGGCTGAGAACTCAGCAGATATAGCAAAGCGAATCATCTTAGGATGTGTAGCTGAGGGTATGACCATTGAACAAGCCTGCCTATCGGCTGGCAAGTCTATGAAGACCTACGAGTACTATCGACGTACCGATAAAATCTTTACAGACAAGATTGACCGAACACGCCTTGGCCTAAAGGATAAAGCCTTTGCCTCTGGAGATGTCCACGACATTACCTTCGCAGAGTTCCGCCAACGCTTCCTTAATTCTAAGACCTTCCCCCACCAGCAAAACCTGGTAGATATGATCGAAGGCGTCCAACCTTCCTGGCTCCACCCATCGATGAAGTTCGAGCAGGGTCTTGCCAACAACCGTATCCTTATTAACATCCCGCCAAACCACGCCAAGTCCATAACTATCACAGTGGACTATGTAACCTGGCAGGTAGCTCGCAACCCTAACTTTCGTGTGCTGATAGTCTCTCAGACTCAGCAACTTGCAGCCGACTTTCTCTACGCCATCAAGCAGCGTTTGACTCACCCAATGTATGAGAACCTTCAAAATGCTTATGCTGCTGGCGTAGGGTTTAACTCTAAGTCTGCCTCCTGGCAGGCTACCCGTATCACCTTTGGTGACGAGCTTCGTGAGTCCAGTGAAAAGGACCCAAACATTGAAGCCGTTGGTATCGGTGGTCAGATCTACGGTAAACGTGCCGATATGATTATTGTT